ATCAGGTAAATGGGAAAGACCTAACAACATATTAAACAACTGGAGAGTTACAAAAACTACATTAAGATTAGGTAGTAGAGTAATTGGTAAATGCCTTATGGGTAGTACTTCAAATGCTCTAGATAAAGGTGGTAGAAACTTTAAAAAATTATACGATGACTCAAACGTTAAAAAAAGAAACGCAAATGGCCAAACTCGTTCAGGACTCTATAGTTTGTTCATTCCTATGGAGTGGAATTACGAGGGATACATTGATTCTTATGGCTACCCTGTCTTCGAGACCCCACAAAAACCTGTGTTTGGACCTCATGGAACGCCAATCAAAATTGGAGTTATTGAATACTGGAACAATGAGGTAGAAGGTCTTAAGGACGATCAAGATGGCTTAAACGAATTCTATAGACAGTTTCCACGTACTACAAAACACGCGTTTAGAGATGAGTCTAAAATGTCTTTATTTAACTTAACTAAGATTTATCAACAAATAGATTACAACGAGGGTATTGAAAAACAAAGCGTTGTAACTAGAGGAAACTTTCAATGGGAAGACGGAATTATAGATACTAAAGTTATTTTTATGCCAAACAATAAAGGTAGGTTTTATATATCTTGGGTTCCGCCAGTTAATTTACAAAATCAAATATTTGTAAGAAACGGAATGAAACATCCAGGTAATGACCATATGGGTGCTTTTGGTTGTGATAGTTACGATATATCAGGTACGGTAGACGGTAAAGGTTCTAATGGATCTTTACATGGTTTAACTAAGTTTAGCATGGATGAAGTTCCTTCTAACATCTTTTTTTTAGAATATATAGCTAGACCTCAAACTGCTGAGATATTTTTTGAAGACGTTTTAATGGCTTGTATATTTTATGGTATGCCAATATTAGCTGAAAACAATAAACCTAGATTATTATACCATTTTAAACGTAGAGGTTACAGAAAGTACGCAATGAATAGACCTGACAAAACAGAATTTAAATTATCTATAACAGAAAAAGAGATTGGTGGAATACCTAATTCTAGCGAAGATATAAAACAAGCACACGCCGCAGCTATAGAAACCTACATAGAACATTACGTAGGTGACTTAGGTGAAAATTGGGGGTCAATGTATTTTCAAAGAACTTTAGAAGATTGGGCTCAGTTTGATATAAATAATAGAACAAAACACGATGCATCTATAAGCTCGGGACTTGCTATAATGGCTTGTAATAAAAATAAATATAGACCAGTAAATGAAATAATTAGAGAAAAAGTTTCTTTGGGATTTACTAAATATAATAACAAAGGGGATTTTTCTAAAATAATAAAATAAATGATTCAAAGCAATTACAATAGTGGTTTTCCTAGTCAAGTAGTACCTGACGAAGAGAAGATGAGTTGGGAATACGGAAAACGCGTAGGTCAAGCTATCGAACAAGAATGGTTTAGAAGCAACAGAGGTGGTGATAGGTTTTCTATGAATTTTGTTCAATACAATAACTTAAGATTGTATGCTAGAGGAGAACAGTCTATACAAAAATATAAAGACGAACTATCTATTAATGGAGATTTAAGTTATTTAAATTTAGATTGGAAACCAGTTCCTATTATACCTAAATTTGTAGATATAGTTGTTAACGGAATGTCTCAAAGAGATTATGACATAAAAGCTTACGCGCAAGATCCTGAATCACATAAAAAAAGAACTGATTATGCTGAAGGTTTATTAAGAGATATACAAGGAAGAAAATTTTTAGAAAAAGCTCAAAATGTTATGGGAATGGATCTATGGAACACTGATGCGCCAGAAAATCTACCTGAAAACAAAGAAGAGTTAGGCTTGCATATGCAACTTAGCTATAAACAGTCTATTGAAATAGCAGAAGAAGAAGCTATATCAAATGTTTTAGCTCAAAACAAATTTCCACAAGTTAAAAAAAGAATGCTATATGACTTAGTGGTTTTAGGTATAGGCGCGGTAAAAACAAACTTTAATAGATCTAATGGTATAACTGTAGAATATGTTGACCCAGCAAATTTAGTTTATTCGTACACTGATGATCCTAATTTTCAAGATATATATTATGTAGGTGAGGTTAAAATGATTCACTTATCAGAACTTAAAAAACAGTTTCCTGACTTATCAGATGAAGAGCTAAAGAAAATAGAAAAATTTCCAGGTACTCAAAATTATTTAAAAAACTGGAATCAAAGCAAAGATTACGTAGCTGTAATGTTTTTTGAATATAAAACGTATAGCAATCAAGTTTTTAAAATAAAATATACAGATCAAGGTTTAGAAAAAGCTTTAGAAAAACCTGATACATTTGCTCCACCACCAAACGATAATTTTGATAGAGTTTCAAGATCTATTGAAGTGTTGTATAGTGGTGCTAAAGTTTTAGGTATTGATAACATGCTAGAATGGAAAATGGCCGAAAACATGACTAGGCCTAATTCTAATATGACTAAAGTTAATATGAATTATCAAATTTGCGCACCTAGAATGTACAGAGGTAAAGTAGAATCTTTAGTTAGTAGAGTAACTGGTTTTGCAGACATGATACAATTAACTAGCTTAAAGTTACAGCAAGTTATATCTCGTATGGTACCTGATGGTGTTTTTGTAGACGTTGATGGTTTAGCTGAAGTAGATTTAGGTAATGGAACAAATTATAATCCACAAGAAGCACTTAATATGTATTTTCAAACTGGTTCTATAGTTGGTAGATCTTTAACTCAAGACGGCGATCCTAACAGAGGAAAAGTACCTATACAAGAATTACAGTCATCTAGTGCTAACGGAAAAATAGCTTCTTTAATAAATACGTACCAGTATTATTTACAAATGATACGAGACACTACTGGTCTTAATGAGGCTAGAGATGGTAGTATGCCAGATAAAGATGCTTTAGTAGGTTTACAAAAAATGGCAGCAAACGCTTCAAACACGGCAACTAGACATATATTACAAGCGTCATTGTATTTAACAGTTAAAGCAGCTGAAAATATATCTTTAAGAATTGCTGATGTACTAAGTTTTGACTTGTTAGCTGATACATTAAAAAAATCTATAAGTAGCTTTAACGTAGGTACTATGTCAGAAATGGCTGATTTAAACTTGTTTGATTTTGGTATATATTTAGAACTAGAGCCTGACGAAGAAGAAAAAGCACAATTAGAACAAAACATACAAGTAGCTTTACAAACTGGAGGTATAAACTTAGAAGACGCAATTGATATACGCCAAGTTAAAAACTTAAAAGTAGCTAATACTTTACTTAAAGTTAAACGTAAACAAAAACAAGCTTATGACGAGAAAGTGGCTCAACAAAATATTCAAGCACAATCAGAGGCTAATATAAGAGCACAAGAAGCTTCTGCTTTATATGAAGTTCAAAAAAACGAAGCAATGGCCGCGTCTAAACTACAAATAGAACAAGGTAAAGCTCAATTTGATATACAAAAACTAGAAAAAGAAGCTCAAATAAAAAAAGAGCTAATGGAGTTAGAGTTTCAATACACTAAACAATTAGCTTCTATGGAAAAAGAACAAATGAGTTTAAAAGAAAAAGAAATAGAAGATCGTAAAGATCAAAGAACACAATTACAAGCGTCACAACAAAGTGAAATGATTGCACAAAGAAAAAACAACCTAGCGCCAACAAACTTTGAGTCTGCTAACGATGGGTTAGGAGGATTAAATCTAGAGTCATTTACTCCTAGATAGTCTTATTTATTAATTTTATATTATTATATTATGTTAGAAAAACAAGAAACAATAGTACCTGAAGTGACTCAAGAAGTTAAATCAGAAGGTGGAGATATGAAAATGAAATCTAAACCTAAAATGAAAAAATTTAGTTCTACTAAAGAAAAACCTTTTAAAGTTGATTTGGGTCAAAAAACTGAACCAACGGTTGAAAATAAGGTTATAAAAGTAGATTTAACTAAAAAACTAGAAGACAATGCCATTCAAATCGGAGAAACAGAAAAAGTGGTTGTGGGCGAACAAGCCAGAGATAGCGTTGAAGTGGACAAACAAGTACAAGAGCCCGCTAAAGTTATTGAAGAATTTAACCCAATCCAAGAAGTAACTGAAGAAATTCAACAAGAAGTTAAAGAAACTGTAGCTGAAGTAAAAGAAGCTATAAGAGATGAAAAAGTTTTAGGTAAAAAATTACCTGAAAATATTGAAAAACTAGTTGGTTTTATGGAAGAAACTGGCGGTACCGTAGAAGATTACGTTAGATTAAACGCAGATTATTCTAAGGTAGATGGAAAAACTTTATTAAAAGAATATTACAAAAAAGCTAAACCGCATTTAGACGGTGAAGAAATAAATTTCATAATGGAAGAAAACTTTCAATATGATGAAGAAATTGATGATGAGCGAGACATCAAACGAAAAAAACTCGCTTTAAAAGAAGAGGTTGCAAAAGCCCAAGGATTTTTAGAAGACTTAAAAGGTAAATATTACGACGAGATCAAGTTGAGACCCGGCGCTACCCAAGAGCAAACTAAAGCCATGGATTTTTTTAATCGATATAATGAAGATCAACAGTTAGTTAAACAACAACATGAAGATTTTAAAGGACGTACAAAAGATTATTTTTCAGATGATTTCAAAGGTTTTGATTTTGAGTTGGGAGATAAAAAATTTAAATACGGCGTTAAAAATCCTAGTGAAGTTGCTGATGAACAAAGTAACCTATCCAATTTTGTTAAAAAGTTTTTAAACAAAGATGGAAGTGTGAATGATCACAAAGGTTATCATAAAGCTATATATGCTGCTAAAAACGCTGATACTATAGCACAACATTTTTATGAGCAAGGCAAGGCCGACGCTGTTAAAGATGTAGTGTCTAAGTCTAAAAATATAAATAATGAAGCTAGGACAACTCCTAGTGGTGATATTTTTATTGGAGGCTTAAAAGTTAAAGCTGTTACCGGTGTTGATTCTCATAAACTGAAAATAAAAACAAGAAAATTTAACAATTAAAATTAACAATTATGGGAATATTAAGTCCTCAATTTGGTGGTTTAGTGCCTTCGCAAGCTCAACAAACGTTAGCGAACAACTACCTCCAATTTAACACAGGTGGTGCAAATGACTTTGCTCAACAATACCTACCTGAGATTTATGAAGCTGAAGTAGAGAGATACGGAAATCGTACTGTCGGTGGCTTTTTAAGAATGGTTGGCGCTGAAATGCCAATGACTTCTGATCAAGTAATTTGGTCTGAACAAAATAGATTACACATCGCTTACGATGGTGTAACAATTACAAATGCTACAACAATTACTTTACCTGCAGCAGTAACAAACGTATTAGCTCCTAACATGACTGTAGTCATTATGGATCCAGCTAGTCCTGCTTCTGTTGTTCATGGTATTGTTGGAAACGGTGCTATTCAAACTGGTAACCAAACTGCTACAATTTATCCTTACATCGCTGCCAACCTTAACGGTCTTGGTATTGGTAACACGGCTTGTAAGCTATTTGTTTATGGTTCTGAATTTGCTAAAGGTACTGCTGGTTCTACTGAAAATGTACAACCATCATTCACTCAGTTTTCTAACTCACCAATTATAATTAAGTCTAACTACCAAATCAATGGTTCTGATACTGCTCAAATTGGGTGGGTTGAAGTTGCTGCTGAAGATGGAACTTCTGGTTTCTTATGGTACTTAAAAGCTGAAGGTGAAACTAGATTACGTTTTGAAGATTACTTAGAAATGAGTATGATTGAAGGTGAACTTGCTCAAGCTGGTTCTGGTTTTACTGTTAATCAAGCTTTAATACCTGGATTTGGTAATCAAGCTGGTACTGTAATAGCTGCAAAAGGTACTCAAGGTTTATTCTCTGCAATAAACTCTAGAGGAAATGTTATGGCTGGATACGGCGGATCTTTACAAGATTTTGATGCTTTATTACAAAACTTAGATTCTCAAGGTGCTATTGAAGAAAACATGCTTTTCTTAGATAGAGCTACAGAATTACAGTTTGATAATATGTTAGCGCAACAAAACTCTTATGGAGCTGGAGGTACATCTTACGGTGTATTTGAAAACTCTGAAGAAATGGCGTTGAACTTAGGTTTCTCTGGTTTCAGAAGAGGTTCTTACGACTTCTACAAAACTAGTTGGAAATATCTAAATGATGCTTCTACAAGAGGTGGTTCTGCACAATTCACTGGTGGTGACAACATCGACGGTGTATTAGTACCTGCAGGAACAACTACTGTGTATGACCAATTACTTGGTACAAACATACGTAGACCGTTCTTACACGTACGTTACAGAGCTTCACAAGCTGATGACAGAAGAATGAAATCTTGGATCACAGGATCTGTTGGTGGTGCATTCACTACAACAAATGATTTCATGCAAGTATCTTTCTTATCTGAAAGATGTTTAGTGACACAAGCTGCAAATAATTTTGTATTATTTACTGCTTAATATTTATTGTAATAGTTACCCTTGTAAAAACTACAGGGGTAATTGTTACTCTTATTTTAACAAACTATTTAATTATATTATATTATGTCAAAAACAAAACAAACAGTACCTAATCCAGAAAGCGGTTGGGAAATAAAAGATAGAAATTATTTTCTTATAGGAAGACACAAACCAATAACGTATACAATAACGTCTAGACACAGTCAAAAATACCCGTGTCTATATTTTGATGAAGAATTAGGGGTTCAAAAAGCTATACGATATGCAACTAATCAAAATTCACCTTTTGTTGAAGAGCAAAAAGGAGAAGTTACATTAGAGCATATAGTGTTTAAAGACGGAAGTTTATTTGTTCCTAAAGAAAAACAAAATCTACAAAAATTATTATCATTATATCACCCAGGTAGAAATAAAAGATTTGCAGAGCACAAACCTGTAATGCAAGCTCAAGAAGATCTATATGATTTAGAATTAGAAATTGAAGCGCTTAATCATGCTAGGACATTAGATATTGACGCTGCTGAAGCTGTGCTAAGAGTAGAGCAAGGAAGTAAAGTATCTAAAATGAGTTCTAAAGAAATAAAAAGAGATGTATTATTATTAGCTAAACATGATCCAAAATTATTCATTGAATTAGCTAGCGATGATAATGTTATGCTAAGAAACTTTGGTATTAAAGCCGTAGAAGCTGGTATAATAAGTCTTACCTCTAATAACAGAGATTTTAAATGGGCAAGTAATGGTAGAAAACTTTTAACAGTACCTTTTGAAGAACATCCATATTCAGCATTAGCTGCGTGGTTTAAAACAGATGAAGGTTTAGAAGTTTACAAAACTGTAGAGAAAAAATTCTCTTAACCTGTAATACTAATATAAGGCCCGTTGTTTCGGGCCTCATATTATAATAAAAAAACACAAATGGCAATAAACGTAAACACTGTATACAAAACAGTATTATTAATACTTAACCAACAGCAAAGAGGTTATATGACACCAGATGAGTTCAACAAAGTTGGAACGCAAGTTCAGCTTATTATGTTTGAAAACTACATGAGTGATCTTAATCAGCAAATCCGCGTGCCTCAAAACGATAGCGAATACGCTAATAGAGTTAAGAATATAGACGAAAAAATTGACATTTTTAAAAAAATTGGTACTGCTAATTATAACAGTACAGGATTATATTTTACCTTACCTTATGCTAACACAAATCCTGTGTTTACGCAAAATATAGCTAACAACGGAACAACAACTTACGCTACTACTTACACTGGAACAAATTTTGATATACAATGGAAAGTTACAGCTGCTAACGTTGAAGTATTTAACTACACTTTTTCAACAAATGCAGGTGGAACTACTTTTGTTTTTACAGGAGTTCCTGCCGGCGCTATGGTATTTGAAGCATATGATATAGATTTTTATAGACTAGGTACTGTTATATACAATGACGCTACAGAAGTGCAAATGATGAACAGAAACGAGTGGTATTTAATAAAAAAAGCTCCATTAGTAGCGCCAACAACATCACAACCAGCTTGTTTATATGAGGATTTTAAAATATACATGTACCCTACAACTATAATAAATAGCGTTCAAGTTTCTTATATTAAAAAACCTAGCGATCCTATATGGGGATATGTACCAGGCGCTTTAGGTCAATTTTCTTACGACGAACAATCATCTACTCAATTTGAATTACATCCATCAGAGCAAACAGAACTTATATTAAAAATACTTATGTACGCTGGTGTCATTATAGAAGATCCATCAATAATACAAATTGCCGCGCAAAAAGTGCAAGGTGATGACATGAATGAAAAAAGCTAATCAATGGGACTATTAACAGAAAGTAACTTACAATATTACGGAGGAACACAATTGTTTACTCAGAATGCTAACACAATATTATTTGTAAGCACATTTGATACTGAATTAGTTTTTACAACTAATGATCCTACTAATTCGGCTTACTCACTTAATAACTGTGAATTATATCAAAGTACAGATCTTGGTGTTATATGGACGCCTTACAATACGTTGGCAAATGCTTTATACACTGCAACGTTTAATCCATTAAATAATACTATAACCACAAACACCGCTATAGCAGCTGGAACTTGGTTTAAAATACAATTAAAACAAGCGGCTATTGATAACAACTACGGTAGTTATGAATACATAAGTGTTAACGACATAGTAAACAATTATTTGGTTGCTTATGTAGGTGAAGACAAATTAGTGCCTAACGTAAAAAGAACTGATGTTATATTTCATGCTAAACGCGGACTACAAGAGTTTAGTTATGATACTTTAAAATCTATAAAATCACAAGAATTACAAATACCCGCAAGTTTATCTTTAGTTATACCACAAGATTATGTTAACTACGTTAGACTTTCTTGGATAGATGGGTTAGGGGTTAAGCGTATAATATATCCTGCTAATAATTTAACTATAGCTCCTTACGAAGCTTTGTCTCAAGACAGCGTAGGTATGCCATTGCAAGATGCTAATTCAAACAACATAGAGGTTCCACCAACTACAATAGAAAGATGGAACGCTGCTAATGACAAACTAATAACAGGTAATTGGGAAATAAACTCTGCTTACAATACAACGGCTTGGTTAGATGGTTATCCATTGCTATGGCAACAACAGTTAGGACAAAGATATGGTTTAAATCCTGAAACCACCCAAAACAATGGATGGTTTCTTATAGATGAAAGAAGAGGAACTTTTAATTTTTCAAGTAGTCTTGCTAGACAGTTGGTTACTATAGAGTACATATCAGATGGATTGTCTACAGACTTGGATACAAAAGTACCTAAGATGGCGGAAGACGCTATGTACGCTCATATAAACCACGCTGTGTTAGGTAGTAGAATAAATATACCTGAGTATATAGTTCAAAGATATAAAAGAGAAAGAAGTGCTAAATTAAGAAATGCTAAAATAAGATTATCAAACATAAAGATAGATGAAATTGCTCAAGTAATGAGAGGTAAATCTAAATGGATTAAACACTAGTAAATGGCAGAAATCAAAAATACCTTTTTAAAAGGTAAAATGAATCAAGACTTAGACGCTAGACTTGTTCCTAACGGAGAGTATAGAGAAGCTACTAATTTACAAGTTAGTAGATCAGAAGGATCAACCGTGGGTGAGTTTGAAAACATTTTAGGTGATTTAGCAATTGCCAGCACTGGTTCAAGCTCTGTAAAAATAATAGGTTATTTTTCTGACACTACAAATAATATTATTTATTATTTTGCTAGTAATTTTTATGATACAGACTCAAGTGTAAGAGCAGCAAGCACTAACATATGTAAAATATTTTCTTACAATATAGACACTAATCAAAACGTAGAACTAGTTAGAGGTTATTGGTTGAACTTTAATCAAGCTTTCCCTATACATGCTGTTAATTTAGTAGAAGAGTTGTTATTTTTTACTGATAATTTAAACCAACCTAGAAAAATAAACATTTCAAAAGCAAACCCTGGGCAATTAGCAGTTCCAATTTATTATTATAACGAAGACCAAATATCTGTAGCTAAATATTATCCTTTTGAAACAATAATAGCTTTTGATAGATTTAACACTAGAGTAGATGGACTCGTAAGTAATAGTAATATAGTTGTTTTAGGTGATTCAGCTGGTACTATCCAGGTAGGTGATATAGTAAATGATTGGGATAGAGATTTTGAAACAACAATACAAATAACAACTTTAATTACTGTAATAGAAATTACCGGCAGTAAAACAGTCAAGTTATCTGAAGCTGTTACGTTACCAGACGCTTTTCATATTCAATTTAGCAGACCAACAATGACAAGCAAAGCTAGCAAGGAAGTTAGTAACTTTAATTTAGTAGAAATTTATTCTGGTTCTGCAGTTGCAGGAACAGCCGTTGGTCCTAATGTTGGTGATGGTATATTTTTACCTACTACTAATTTAAATTCTACTCCTACTATAGGCATGTACGTTACTTGTCCTTCTGATGACGCTGGTTTTGGAAGTAGTGGTTTTGGAGCTACCCCAAGCAATACTGGTGTTATAACATCGGTTTTAATAGATGGTATATATACAAAAATAACAGTTGACGTAACTAATACTTTAGCAGCTTTAAGTAATCCTGACATTTTAGTGGGCCAAAACCCTAGTTATGATGCTCTTTGGAAAGGTGACCCGGATCTTTTAAAACAAGAGTATGTAAGATTTAGTTATAGACTTAGATATGTCGATGGAGAATATTCTTTAATGGCTCCATTTACTCAAATAATGTTTATACCACAACAATATGGAGAATTTGGAAAAGGTATTCGTACTCAAGATCAAGACATGGAAGAAGCTTATAAAAGCACTATAATATCTTGGATGCAAAATAATGTAGATAACGTTTTATTAAAAATTCCAATACCTAAAACAATATCATCAAGCTTAGCTTTAACAACAACCTCAACAGCCACGGCTCTTATAAATAATTTACATGTAGATTCTATCGATATTTTGTACAAAGAATCAGATTCTTTAGCTGTCAAAGTTTTAGATACAATAAATATAACATCAACAACTGTTTTTAGTGACTTATTTTTTAGAGATTTAATAAACGGTAATGGAACTAGATATTATTACAATTATAACTATGAATCTAGTAAACCATATAAAACTTTACCAGAAGGCCAAACAACTAGAGTCTATGATAAAGTTCCAGTAAAAGCTTTATCACAAGAAATTATAGGAAATAGAGTAGTATATGGTAATTACATAGACAAACATAGCAGTCCACTATCTATAAACTATAGCGCAACCATTTCAGATAAATCAGTTACTTATGACAACTATACTCAGTTTACTAATAGTTCTTTAAAAGAAAATAGAACATACCAAGCTGGTGTTGTTCTTTCTGATAGATACGGAAGACAATCTACTGTAGTTTTATCTTCTTTAGACGCTACACCTAATCAACCTGGGTCTACAATATTCTCTCCTTATAAAAAATACCAAGACAATAATGTTTTTTCATGGCTAGGTGATGCTATGAGAATAACATTTAACGCGGCAATACCTACAACTACACCTGGACCAGGTGAATTTTCAGCAATAACAAAACCTCTTGGTTGGATGTCTTATAAGATTGTCATAAAACAACAAGAGCAAGATTATTATAATGTATATCTTCCTGGTTTTGTTAACGGCTATCCTGTTGTGGAAGACGTAGATCAAGACGTAACAGTGTTTACAACCTTAATAGGTGACAACATAAATAAAATACCTAGAGATTTAACAGAAGTAAGTGGTCAACAAACTCAATTTAATAGTAGTGTAAGACTTTTTGGTAGAGTAAACAATCCTAATATAAACAACAGGCAAAATGGAAGTCCAGTATATCCTTATACAAATCATTCCGAGCCCTACAATCAACAATATTATCCAGGTATAATATCAGATTCTGTAAGAAATATAACAACAATACAAGATGGAGAAATACAAACTTCTCCTTTTCAACCTGGAATTACTGCTGGTCCTTTTGAAAACTCTACAGGTAAAATGCCTTGGGGAACTACACCAGCTTTACAGCCTCTTTATAATGGTGACTCAAATCCTTATTATGCAGAAATTAACGTTGGTCAAAAGATTTTATCAACAAACAACTTAAGTAGTACGCTGGCGTCAAAAAATAGAAGTAATCAACTAGGCGCAATATGCACAGCGTTTACTGGTGCTCAAAACATTAACACCATGGAGCCTTTTTTAACTGTATCAGAAACAGATCCAGTAGACTCTTTGTTAGAAATTTTTTGGGAAACTTCATCGTCTGGAGAATTATCTATACTTAATGAAAATATAAACGCACAATACGATGGGCTAACTACTATTACGGATCCTAATCAAACTTTTTTAGAAACTTACGAAGCAGGAGATAATATAGACTCTAGCTTTAGTTTTGTTGATGGTGGTGGACAATCTCGTACTAATTTAACTAGTGCAGTTATACAATCGATTACAGTTAACACAAATCCAATTCAAACAGTTGACATCAGAACGTTTGGTTTAACAGAAAATACAGACGGAACTTATAAGTTAAAAACTGGTTCCCTAGCAACAACTGGTTTAGATGCTACTTTTTGGTATGGAACTAACTCGCCTACTTTAGATAATTATACTATAACGTATGCTACTGTCTACAGTGCTCCTAGTGGAAGCGTTTTTAACGACACCATAACTCAAAACGTTTTGCTGGAAAACTCTACCCCAGGAACTTTAGTAGGAACACAATGCCCTATAACTTTAAGTGGGGTTGACGCTCCATCTGTTAATGATACTATTATATTTAATTACCTAACAGGTGAAACAGTAACAATTGGATCTAACCCAGCAGTGTCTAACTATGGTAAAATGGACAACGGAAGTGTTGATGCTACTAATTTACAGTCAGAATTAACATTTGCAATACAAACACAAGTGGATACTAATGGCGTTGTAAGTATATTTGAATTTGCTAATACAACAGATGGTGTATTAAGAGTTAAATCTAGTTCAACAATGGTATCAGGTGAAACTTACACTATACTGGTTGATGTTACTGATAATAATGGTGATACTAGTGGTACCGTTCCTTACACTGGTATAACTTACTCTTGTTCGTTATCGTTTACGGTTGGTGCGCAACACATAAACAGAGCGCCTTGTAATGGTCCTGTAATGCCAGCTAACATTGGTTGTGGTAACTACAGACAAATATGGGCGTTTGTTAATTCAATATCTCAAACAGGAACATCAGGCGGACTAGGCACTTACCCTCAAACAGGTATACCAGGTATAATATATGGAACTTCTAATAATTACACTTATTACAACGTAGCCGTTGCTTACACGCCAACAACTAGTAATGGTGGTTTAAATTCTGGAGCAGTACTTTATATAACACCAACTCTTAGGTTTACTAATCCAGGTGGGGTTACAAGTAATAGTGCCAATGTTTATTATACTATACAGTATAGAAGTAGCTCAGGTAGTTCATGGACTCAAGCTGTTTATTTTAAAAAACAAATAGGAACTGGCTCTATAGTTACAGCAACTGCAACTATTGGAACAGCTAACTATGTTAGTGGTCAATATTTAAGTGGCGGAGCTACAGATTACAAAACTAAATATTGGTTTAACGTAACTGGAGAATATAGAGTATTAACAAGTTATGTACAAGGACCAATCTGTTCTACTAGCGCTGCTAGTACAGTTACTTTCTTTCCAGACTTTGGAGATGGTGAATATAATAATCAATGTTCTTTAGGTCCATTGTAAAAAGCAAGTAAAAACAAGTAATAATTAATATATGGGAGTTACGATTGAAGTAGGTTATTTTAATACCTTTGCATTAAAGAGATTAGCAAGCACTGCAATTCCGCAAGTAGCTGATTTACCTGAAGATTGGTTTGTAGAAGAATCTAGAATCAAAGGTGGTTATAATAACACTACTGTTGACTTTGGGGTTAAAGCTTATTTAGTAGAAGAACAAGCTGAGTCTGCTAGAAGAGGTAACTCATTAATATATTCTGGTATTTATAATTCTAGAACTGGTATAAACCAAACAAATCAATTTAGCGTATCACAAGATATCACTAGAAGCGTAGATCCGGTTGGTGGAACTATACAAAAATTATTTGCTGAAGACACTAATTTAATTATATTTCAAGAGAAAAAAGTAAATGGAGCTTTAATAGACAAAGATGCTATATTCACAGCAGAAGGTTCTGCTATAACTACATCAGGCAGATTAGTTATAGGACAAATAACTCCTTATCAAGGCAACTGGGGCATCGGAACTAACCCAGAATCATTTGCGGTGTATGGATTTAGAAAATACTTTGTAGATAGAAACAGAAACGCTGTTTTAAGACTGTCTAGAGATGGTATAACTGAAATATCAAACTATGGCATGACTGATTTCTTTAGAGATCAACTAGGCGCTATAACTTCAACAGGATTAATTACCGGTGGCTATGATATACACAATCAAAACTACATAGTAAGCATGAAACCTACGTTTACTTCAAGTTATAAAACTTTAGCGTTTGACGAAAGATCACAAGGTTGGACTACGTTTTATACTTACAATCCTAGTTTTATTACAAGTTTAAAAGGTAATACTTACAATAGCTTTAATGGGAAATGGTATCAATGCTACGTTGATACACAACCAAGAAATTCATTTCACGACTTAAGCGCTTCTCCTAGTACCGTTAAGTTTATATTAAACCCTGCTGCAGATAAAATGAAAAACTTTAACACAATAAGTTACGAAGGTACTAATGGGTGGGAAGTAACGTCAATTGTTAGTGACGAAACTGGTTGGACTGAAAACAACCCTGCTTTTGTATCAGACACAGCTTCAACTATATGGAGTTACGATCAAGGTCAATATCAAGAAGGAGGTATTACTCAATACGCAGGTTTTGCTAGAAAACAAAACAACTATGTTGCGGCTATAAAAAATAACACACCTGCTCAAACCGGTGAGGTTGTTTTTGGTGACTCGCTTATGGGTATAAAAGGTTACAACGTAGTAGTTACAATGCAAACAGACACAACAAGACCTGTAACAGCTAATAGTCAAACAGTACAGTTAACCGCTACAGATGAGAACGGATTAAAAGAATTATTTAGCGTAGGCTCTACATTTAATATAGAATAAATTTTATGGAATTAAATATTAGAAAGCTTGAAGAAAGCGATTGGGATACGTTAGTATCCTGGTGGGATGCTTGGCCTGAATGGACAAACCCACCAAAAGATTTTTTACCAGACAATGGCACAGGAGGTTTTATAGTAGAAAAAAACGGTTTACCAATAGTGGCTGGTTTTATGTATTTTACTAACTCTAAAGGAGTTTTACTAGAATGGATAGTTTCTAGTCCTACTTATAGAGAAGATGACAGACAAGAAGCTTTAGAGTTTTTAATTAATACTTGTGAAGACTTTATAAGACAAGCAGGTAAAAAATATATTTTTAGTATTGGTAGAAATAAACATTTAATAAAAACTCATAAAAAACTAGGATACAACGTGGACACTAAAAGTTCACATGAAATTATAAAAACAATTTAATATGGCAGCAATAACAGCATCAGTAGCCGCAACAGTAGGTGGAAACATAGTTAAAGGCATAGGCGCAAGAAACGCAAGTAAAAGAAACGCGGCAAAAGCACAAGCAGCTAGAAGAGCTATAAGTGACTTAGAAAACGGAAGACAAGATGCTATAAACCCATTTGATAACCAAAGTAGCTTAGCTGACATGGCTCAAGACCTTAGTGGATCTATGAACAATCCTATGGCTAACTTAGGTGTTGCAACTCAAGCTGCAGAAATGCAAGCTGAAGAGGCTGATATAGCATTAGCAAACACCCTAGATACTCTTAGAGCTACAGGGGCGGGGGCTGGTGGAGCCACTGCATTAGCGCAAGCTGCGCTTAAAAGTAAAAAAGGTATTAGTGCTAGTATAGAATCACAAGAGGCGCAAAACAACCAATTAAGAGCTCAAGGAGAAGCAGATTTACAAAGAAGACAAACAGCCGAACAACAAAGAGTGCAAGGAATGCAGATAGACGAAGGTGTTAGAGTACAAAACGCCGAGTCTCAAGGTAGAGCATTTCAATTCAACACGCAAGAAAGTAGAGACAATACAAAACTAGGTAGATTATACGGCCAACAAGCAAGTGCTGAAGCAAATGAATCACAAGCAAGAGCGGCTGGAGTAAACGCTTTAGCCGGTGGTTTAACAGGTTTAGGCGCTTTAGGAGGATTATAATAAATAAATAAAAACAAAATGGCACAAGAAGCAGGATACCCATTATATGTTGTAAAACCGTATGATGAAAACGAAATAAAATCAATAGCTGATCCATATACAAAATTAGCCGCTAGAATGAGCGCTCAAAAACAAGCTTATACTCTTAAGCAACAAGCTTTAAGAAACTCAGAAGCAAAAGCTGTTTATGAATCAGAAAGTGAACTAAATAAAGTTGTTAAAATTGGTGGCGCAACTTACGAAACAAACGCGCAAGACTTGTTTAGAAAAGTAATTAGTGATGGTATTGATATCCAGAACGGTATAGCCACAGGCAATATAGACCCTTCTACAGGCGCTAGAGCTTTAGTTAGTTTAAACGCTACTTTTGATTCTTATAAAAGAAACGCACCAAATGTTTTAGCAATGGCAAAATACGCTGAAAGTGTAGGAGCAGGTGGATTCGATACTTCTTCAAAATTAAATGATCCAAATTTAGGAATACTTCTAAAAAAACTTCAAAACAGTAGCAGTGAAGTAAGTTTAGCACAAGTGGAAGGTACTTTAATTTTAAAAGGCAAAGGAACTATTATAGATTCTTTTGGAAAAGAAATACCCTGGGAATATGACCTTAATATAGATGAATTTGAAAAACAATTTGCAAACGGAGGCACTCAAATTATAAAAACAGTGCCAACAAAAGAAGAGCTAGGATTAGAAGGTATAGCAAAGCCTTTAATGGCTGCGATGAACGCTCAAGGTAACTATAAACAGATTAAAGAAAAAAACGGCCAAACAAGTACTTCTGAATATTTTAATATAGACGAAATGAAAGCAGCATTAGTGGGGCAAAATAGCACTGCTGTGGACTCTATAATAAGAGGAGGTGACGCTGATATTATATGGGCTGACATGTTTATGAAAGGTCACAATATAGATTATCTTAAAGATAATAATTTATTATGGGATCCAGCAAGTAGTGTAGAGCACACTATAGAAAGCACTACAGGAGTTGAATACAAAGGAAACATGTTGAATATTATGAAACAATATTTGGCTGATGAAATTATAGCAATGATACCACCTTCTCAACAGGTTATGTTTGAAAAAGATCAAGATGGAAATCCTAATCCATATGGAGATATAATACCTCATGACAGTAATTATACGTGGAACGAAAATTTAAAAGAAAATGAAAAAGAAGAAGATTTAACTGACGCTCAAAAAACATTTGATATATATAGTAGAGATCCTTTATTTGAAATGGAAAATGCTTTAATAGACAGCGGAAAAAACCCTGGCGCAACTGTTTCTGAAAAATCAGGAGTATATACAATAACGTTTCCAGAAACGGATATTAGAAAAGCTACAAAAGTAGATTATAATATGTACGAAAAAAATGATTTTATTCGATTTTATAGATCAATACGTAATTTAAATGATAGGTTTGAAGGTACAAGCGATAAAGCCGGACAAAGTAAAGAAGAGTTTGATAAAATAGTAAACGAAGGTTGGTTAAAATTTGAAAAAGAATTTAAAAGCTCCGGAACAGACCCTGTTCAAATGCCTCATAAACAGCGAGTAACTGAAATGTTAAAAAATATAACTAAAGATGGTTACTATGGAGTGTTAAGTAAAGCTGAAGAAAAAACATTAAGGAATTTTGCAAAAAATGAATTTAGTTCTAAAAAGGATAACGTTTATGAGGGTCAAGAGCAATGGGATATAGAGTTAGAAATAGCGCTACAAAGGCGATTAGACTTTTTAAGGAGTGATGTAACAGAACAATCTAAGTAAATATGGAAAAATTATATACATTACCAGGTTATGACGAACCTGTTTCAATTACGGATGAAGATAAAGAAATTTTTTTAAATCTTCATTCAGACGCAGTTTTATATGAACCAGTAAAGCAAAACGATCCTGCTGTAAATGCAAAGGCCAATGTAGGATCGACAACAAGTACGGCTTCAATATCGGAAAATGGTTCTTCGGAGTACAATCAAACAGATGAAAAAGGAAATAAATTTAAACAACCAGTTAAAGATTTTTTAAAAGAGAAGCTATATGGTACAGCTTTTGGGAATTTACTTATGCCTAGCGGAAAAGATTACCAAAACCAAATTAAAGCCAATAAAATAGACAACGAAACTGCCGAGGAAACTAAAGTTTTGATGGAGAATGCAATTCGGTTAACTGACGATGAAATAAACCTTGCGAGTGAAGAAGCAGACAATTTAGATTTTACACCTACAATAAAAACAACCGGTGGTTGGCGAGATAGTGGCACAGGAACATCATTTTATGAGAAAGAAAGCACTACAACTACTCAACCTTATGAAGAAATAATAGACCAAGCAAAAAGATATTTACAAAAAAACAATGGAGATACTTCAAAAGAAAACATTGAAAGAGTTGCTAGATTAATTTATAGAGATGAAGTTTTAGAGAATGTGATTAACACAAAAGCTAATTCGTTTTTTGATGAATTAGATAACATACCATTACAATTTGCTGTTAAAAAAATTGTAGGAGAAAAAATAATAGAACAAAGTTATTCTTTACCAGAAGAACATAAAAAAATTACCGCATTAGTTGATGCTTTTGAGAATCAAAATACAGCCCTAAATAAAAACATTGAATCTTTCCTTAGCGCTATTAACAATCCAGATTATGAATATACAGATTTAGAAGAAGGAGAAGAAATGGTAGAGTTTGGTTATAATCTTCAAACGAATGAACCTCATCGTGTGCCCTTGAAAGTTGTTAATAAATTAAACGACTTGTTAACTGAAAAAAAACTAAACGGTGATGTTTTACGAAAAAGAGGAATAAAATTTATTGACGACACAAAAGAATACGAATATAAACTTAAAGATTTAGATTTATTAGGTAGAGATTTTGATTTAGCAAACAAACTAGCATCCACAGCTGGAACTAGTATAATGCAATTAGGTAGAGGTATTGAAAGCGCTAGTATAGATGCTAAATTGTTAATTAATTCACATCTTTTTGACCCAGGAGCTATTACGCGTGACAGATTATTAAAAGAAAGACAAGTAGAATTAGATGAACAAAAATCAATGGCCAGCAAATATATGCAAGAAGAATACGCGCCAGACATAAGTTTTGGAAACGCTTTTGATTCTTGGGGTAATTTTGGAGAATGGTCTACCTTAGCTTTAGCTGGTCAAACAGGTACGTTGCTAATGTTAGCTACTGGTAGAGTTGGTTTACTAGGTCTTGGTATTAGTACTTATGGTACAAAACTCTCTGATATAAGAGAATTTGACAAAGCTAATGAAACAAGAACAACAGGTCTAAACGCTCGTTTATCTGCTCTTGGTTTTGGATTATCAGAAGTTTTTTTAGGCGCAATGCCAACGTTTAGACTTTTGAATAAATCTTCAAAAAGCATGGGTGAAAACATTACTAGAAGTTTTTATAAAGGCAAGATAGATTATATCAAAAGAAATGTTGATATATTACCTGCTGCATTTGCTACTGAATACGTTAGCGAAGGAGCTACTCAGTTAAGTCAAAATATTATAGATATTTTAGCTGGAAAATTACAAAAATCTCAAGTTATGCGAGGTGTTGATGAAGCTGCTTTTACTGGAGGTTTGCTAGGTCCAGCAATAACAAGTGTTCCATTTGCAAGAGGTATTGTTTTGTCTCATTTTTCTGACTGGAAATCTACACAAGAATTTAGAGACAACGCTGTTGAAATAGGAAAGCTTAACGAAGCTATTGAAAACATGGACAAGCGTACTACTATGTACAAATACACAATGTCAGAAATCAATAGATTAACTGAAAATAATTACAATATATTACAAAACATAGAAGGAAATTTAGAGTTAACTAAAGACGGTTTTAATAATTTTCAAAGAGTAAGTGAAGAGCAAGAAATACAAAGAGCTTTATTTGAAAGTTATGATGCTGACAAAACAATGGACAATAGCACTAAGCTTGGGCTCATTAAAGGACTAAAAAGAAAATTTGATATATTAGAGATTCAAAGACAAACTTACAAACAAGATTTTGGTATTTTATTTAATATTGTTCCTGTTGAGGAACAAAAAACTTGGTTAGATCAAGCGGCTAAAGAATTAGGGCTTACACAAGGTATAGATTCTGATAAAAAAATAAAAGACAAAGCTGTAGAGCTTTTTCAAAAAGATAGATTAGAAAAAACAAACAATATTTCTTTAAAAGCGTTAAACGCGTTAGGAAAAGCAGGTGTAAATGTTTCTCATCAATACGAGGATAGCAATTCAAATTTATTAGCAAAAGTTAAAGAAGAAATAGAAAGCTTAATAGAACAAGGTTTTTATACTGAAGAAAATGGCAATAAACTTATTAAAGAAATAACTCAAGATATAAACAGTGGTGATGTAAATGGTGCAAATATAGTTTGGACAGACAAAAATGGTAAAATAAACTATTCTATATATGTATCTAAAACCAACGCACTTTTAAATGGCAAAACAGAAGTGGCAATTCATGAAATAGGGCATACTTTGTTTATAGAAGCAGTTAAAAATGACATGATGGCATACAGTGTTCTCGCGCAAGAGGTGTTAAACTACTTAGAAGTAAACAACAGCGCTATGTACAATAGAATAGTTGTGGCATCAAATAACCAAACTCCTGATGAGGTTTTAACTAATTTTCTTGAAGAAGTTTCAAGTGGAAGATTTGAAATAGAAGCAAATTTAAAAGCAAATCCAAAAACAAAAGGATTTTGGGCCAGTATAGGTAAAATTATTGGAAGTACAACGTCAAAAATAACAAATACAAAAGAAGCTCTTGCTTTTACTGGAGCTAGCGATGTGGTTTCGTTTTTAGCAACATTAGGTGATAAGTTAAGGTCGGGTACTTTAAAAATGAGTGATGTTAAAAATTTACAAAAAAAAGGTATAGCTGGAGTAAAACCAGGTGAATTAAACTTAAAAATAAAAACCCCGACAGTTAAGCTTTCAGTAACTAGCATGTCTCAAGCTTTTGATAATGTAGTTAAAAACAAAAACTTTGCAGACAACGAAGACTTTAGAAACAGAGACAACGGAAAGTTTTTAAACGAAGCGTTAAACCTTGTAGAAACAAATCAGTCTTATAATAGTTATGTAAACGGTTTAATAACCGCAGACATAAACACAGGATCTTTACCTGCTGAAACTAGACAAGATATAAATAGAAAAGTAAAAGAAGCTGTTAAAGATAGAATTATGTTAAATTATAATCCTAACTATCAAGGAAAGCCTTTTAGCTTATTTAGTTTTATTTATGGTAACAAATTTGGAAAAGGTGGAAGAACTGAAAGCGCTTTTAAAGACGTTAAAAAAGCATATGCTACAACCGTATCTACTATTCCGTTGACTAACGAAGCTGGTGGTGCGTTTGATGTTTTAGACACGAGCAAAGGTTCTGATGAAATGTTTGATGATAAAGTAAAAGCAAAAGCTAAAAGAAGGCCAAGATCTAAACTAGGACAAGGTATAACTTTAAGAGGTAAAAAATTAATTACTACAGAAAACGCACAGGGTCTTACTTTAGAACAAGAAATAGAAGTTGCTGCTTTAGAAACTTTTAAAGGATCTATGCCTGAGGTTGAAAGTAAGAAATTCAAAGACTTTGTTTTAAATCAAGAAAACAAAATAAGAAAAAGCATACAAAACAGAGTTAAATCTACTAAAGACTTTCAACAAGTATTAAAAGAGTTTTTACCTTTGTATAAAAACTACCCGTTATCTTATTTAGTTCAAATGGATAAAAGAAACGACAATAAAACATTAGTAACGGCAATAAAACAAAATCTTAGTTCTAAAGAAGTTGATATAGCTATTAAAGAAAATAAACTTCCTAAAAACACAAGTAGAACCTCTGGCCCTACTTTATACAAACACGCTTCGCCTAGCGTTAGTCAATTGAATAACTTCTTTTTTAGTAATGATTTAAACCCGTCTACTAAAGGAACAAGAAAAGACGCTTTTTTTAGAGGTTTAGCAGCTCAAATGCTTTTTGATATGGCTCCTTCAGCAGCTAGAGCATCTGGCATGCCGTCTTTAGATATAACTAAAATGTCATCAACACTAAACGTTGAACCTGTTATAAAGTTTAGTCAATCCTATATTTTTGATGCAAATTTAGGAGGTAGATTAAAAGTAGATACTTTGTTAGAAGCTGCAAAGCTAGATAAAACTATGAATCTTGGTGTTAAAGTTTTAACAGAAACAGGTAGAAAAGAAATAGTAGATTTAATAAAAAACGAAATTATTGTATTATTACCTAAACAGGCTTGGGTAGGTAGAAATGGCGCTAACGTATTTACAACATCAGGAAAAGATTGGGGAAACATTAGCATGACCAGTGATAAAGTTGGGGGAGCGGCGCTAAATCAATTAAGAGCAGATATAAACGCTATGCTTGAAGCTCAACCCGCTAGTGCGTTTGGTGCGGATATAAAATATACAGTAGAGCAAAATGGAAAAACTATTATAAAAACTTTAGACAGTTTTACCGTGTCTAATTATAGTACTATATTTAAAGACGGTCGTAGCGAAGAAGATATAAAAGCCAAAGCAGAGGCGTTTAACGATAGGGTGGCAATAATACATAGCGCTTTGTGGAGTAGAATAAACAAAGCTATAAATAAAGACGTTAATAAAGCATCGGCAATAGCTACATATTTAAAACTAACAGCTAACCACACTGGTCATTGGCACAAGTTAGGTGCTCAAATATGGGGTTACTCACCAAATCCAAAAGGTATTAAAAAAATTAACAAAATCACTGGTAAAGTTATAACAACAAAACGTGAAATGGAGCATGCTGTTCCTGCTACTGCTGCTTATTTATATTTACTACAAGTTGCTATCAATAATAGTGGTTTAACAAATACTGATTTTAAAACAGCCTATGATTTATTAATAAAAAATTATAAATTAATAGGTTTAGACAAAAATGTAGAAACTAAACTTGGTAAAGCTAAGTTAGCTAGAAAAATGCCTAAGGACTGGAATATATTAGATAATTATTGGTGGCAAAGGTATTTTAACGAAGCAATGTTTTTACAAGAAGGAGGTATTGATCCAAGAAGTGTAATAAACTTAGACGGCAAAAATATGTTTGAGCTTTTTAAAATAGGTTATGACGGAAAACAAACTACTTTAAAATTACTACAAGATGGTGACGCTGCTGCTAAGGTTAATTTAAACGTGTTTGGTATAAAATTATCTATGCAAAACAATTCTAGTGGTCAAATGCAGAACCTTGCTAAATACGACAAAGCAGCTTCTTTAGCTAGAAGCTATAGCACGCCAACTAAAAAAATAAGAGTATTTGATTTTGATGATACTTTAGCTAAATCTAAATCTAACGTGCTTTACGTGATGCCTAACGGATCTAAAGGAAAATTAAATGCTACAGAGTTTGCTAAAAAATCTGAAACATTAGAGTTGCAAGGAGCTATTTTTAATTTTGAACAATTTAACAAAGTTATTGATGGTAAAAAAGGTCCTTTATTTGAATTAGCTAAAACTATGTCTGAAGCCAAAGGTAAAAGAGATATTTTTGTTCTAACGGCAAGACCACAAGCTTCCGCTAACGCTATACATGAGTTTTTAAAAGGCGTTGGATTAAATATACCTATTACTAACATAACAGGATTAGAAAATGGATCACCACAGGCTAAGGCTGATTGGGTTATAAACAAAGCTTCTGAAGGTTATAATGATTTTTATTTTGCTGATGACGCAATTAAAAACGTCAAAGCTGTAAAAGAAATACTATCACAAATAGATGTTAAGTCTGAAGTTCAATTAGCTAAGTTTAGCAAAATGACTAATCTAGACACTGTCATAAATAATATGATAGAGAAATCTACTGGTATAGAATCTTTCAAAGAGTATTCTTATTCAAAAGCTAAAAGAATAGGAGAAAACAAAGGTAAATATAATTTCTTTATTCCTCCTTCGGCTGAAGATTTTGCAGGTCTAATGTATCCATTATACGGTAAAGGCAAGCAAGGCGACGCGGATATGAAATGGATAAAAGAAAACGTGTTTGATCCTTACAATCAAGCTGAAAACGCGTTAACACAAGCTAAAACATCTGTTGCTAATGACTATAAAAAATTAAAGAAAAACTTTAAAAACATACCTAAAACATTAAAAAAACAAGCTTTTGATGGTTTTACATACATGGACGCTGTAAGAGTTTCTATTTGGACCGCTCAAGGTATGGAAATACCTGGTTTATCTAAAAAAGATACTAAAGATTTGGTTGATTTTATAAAGAACGATAGTGATTTAGCAATATTTAGTAATGAACTAATTAAAATACAAAAAGGAAAACCATACCCTGAACCCACTAAAGAATGGTTAGCAGGTACAATTACTACAGATATAATAGGCGGTATAAATAAAGTTAACAGAGCTGAATATTTACAACAGTGGCAAGAAAATGTAGATATATTGTTTTCAGATAAAAATAAAAATAAATTAAGAGCCGCTTTTGGCGATGGATACGTAGATGCTTTAGAAAACATCTTAGAAAGAATGAAAACTGGAAGCAATAGAGCTAGAAGCAACAACAAAATAGTTAACAATATTACTGATTGGATAAATAACTCTGTTGGTGCTATAATGTTCTTTAATGCTAGATCTGCAGTTCTTCAAACTCTTTCTGCTGTCAATTTTATAAACTTTTCAGATAATAATATACTAAAAGCTGGCTTAGCCTTTGCTAATCAACCACAGTATTGGAAAGATTTTATGTTTTTAATGAATTCTGATTATTTATTAGCTAGAAGAAATGGTTTAAAGATTAACGTAAGTGAGTCTGAAATAGCTGATGCAGTCGCGGATAGTAAAAACAAACCCAAAGCTGCTATAGCATACATATTATCTAAAGGGTTTTTACCTACACAGTTTGCGGATAGTTTTGCTATTGCTTCTGGTGGCGCTACGTATTATAGAAATAGAATAAAAAAATTAATGAAAGATGGTATGCCTCAAGAGTTAGCAGAGCAACAAGCTTTTTTAGATTTTTATGCTATTTCAGAAGAAACACAACAATCTAGTAGAGCTGACCGTATTAGTATGCAACAAGCAAGTACAGCTGGTAGAGTTATATTAGCATTTGCTAATACTCCAATGCAGTACATGAGATTACAGAAAAAAGCTATTCTTGATTTAAAAAACGGTAGAGGTGATGCAAAAACTCATATATCTAAAATAATATACTATGGGTTAGTTCAAAACTTTATATTTAACGCTATGCAAAACGCTTTATTTGCGTTAATATTTGATGATGATGACGATGATAGTGTACCAAAAAAGAAACAAATAAGAATAGCTAATGGTATGGCTGATTCTTTATTAAGAGGTACTGGTATTGCGGGAGCAGCTTTAGCTACTGTTAAAAATATAATTCTTAAATTATACGAAGAAAGTGATAAAAAAAATCCTAAATACGAAGACGCAGCATTAGAGTTATTAACTTTTTCACCTCCAATTGATTCTAAAATTACTAAGTTTAGATCTGCTTTAAGAACTTTAAATTGGGATGCAGATGAGATTAAAGAAAAAGGTTTTAGTTTAGACAACCCAGCGTACATGGCAGGTGGCCAAATAATTTCAGCGTTTACAAATATACCATTAGATAGGGTGGTTAGAAAATATAACAACATATCAGCAGCAATGAAAAAAGATACTGAAACATGGGAAAGTATGGCTATGATAGCAGGTTGGTCTGAATGGGAAATATTAGGACCTAAGGTTAAAGAAAAAAAGAAAAAAAATAAAGTTAAAGAAGAAAATCCAGGTATAGTATTTTAAAAAAAAAATTATGAAAAAACTTATAATATTAGTAATGCTACTATGTAGCTGTGGAAGTTATCAATATATTCCTAATAGTGTCTATGTAGATGTACAAACATCTCCAGAAGACATAACATCTATATTCACTAGCTTTAACACAGACATAGTACGTATAAAATTCAAGCCCTTTAAACCTCGTTTTTACTTTGTTAATAACTATGGTTACTGGGGAATGAGACCTATGTGGATGGATTTTAATTTTTATCAAGGTAACTTTTATAATTATTACTCTAGCTTTTACAGACCTTGGAATTATTGGGATTACTATATGATACCTTGGAATCAAGGACCTTTTAATAATCAAGGTTATAATGTAGTTTATAATTCCAGTAGAAGAAA